TAAAAGTATTGCCGAAGGTGGGGCATTAAACCACCGAAGTTAAATTGAAAAACAAATGTTTAATATGAGTACAGAAGATAAATTGAAAAACGTCAGCCCCACTTTTGGCAATACAGTGTTAGGCGAAGGGCTGATTAAGCACTATGTTCGGTGGAGGCATATCCCAATTGATATGATGTTCACTCCATTGATGCACATTTCAATTGACCATACAGTAGTTGAAGCAAAGCCTGATGCTAACGATTGGGATATTGCGATGGCTGTTGTGCGTGAACTACCGTTGCTAAATATTCGTCCAGATGATGTTAGAATAGAAAGCCGACAGCCTTTCGCCTAACTCGTATATTGTCGCAACCGGTATGCGCTAAAACGTGTATAATTTGTTAAAATCCAATAAGTAAATACGGTTGCGGAAATACGCCGGGCAATTGGTATATTTGTACACACCTATTTACAGAAATATGAAAATTTATAAAATACTGTATATAAGCGTTTGTTTTTCCGCACTGCTCGCCTCCTGCGGCACAAGCCGCAAGAACCAGCATTCACAACAGATCACCGCCAAACTAACATCTGAAACCGCCACCACGGCCACCCAGGGCCGCAAGGTTGACAGTTCTGGGGTTGCCGTTACGAATACCGTGGCCGTAAAAAAAGAATCCGAAATCGCCCGGGAAAGCGTAGTAATTGAATTTAGCCAGGATTCGGGCAAGTCTGAGCCGGTTGTTATTGATCTCGACCCGTACCAGGGCCGCGATCTTACCGCCGGCCACCCGGATGTACCTCAGCGTAAGATCACGATACCCAGCAACCGGGTTAAATCCGTTACATATATCGGCACCCGTGATCGTAAGGGGGTGGATAGTTCAGCTATTTCCAAAATGGAAATATCTCACAAAACCGGTTCAGATACTACAGCAACCACAGCCACGGCCAAAACAGAGGCTGAAACCAAATCCGTGGTAAAGGATAAGCAGGTGGAGCGGAAGGGAGTGGGCGCCGTGAAAACGGTATTGGTGTTGCTTTATTTGCTGCTTGGAATTGCCTTTGCCATTTGGCGGGTTTGGTTGGCCATTAAACGTGATGGGTGGCGGGTGTGACCAATTTCCCGACACCGGGAAATTGGCATAAACATTTTTATTCTTTCTCCCTCATACGTTCCCCCGGTTTGGCCGGGGTTTTTTATTTCCTTACCTTTAAAAGAAAAACGTAATGGTAACGGTTATTGGTAATGTTGAAATAAAACACCCCCCTAACCCGGATAACAGTTACTTCCATTTTGCCAAAAGACTAAAGCAGCGTTACGGGGTTTCGATAACAAAAGAAACTTATACCGAACTGTGCAATTCCGGAAGCCAAAGAACCATTTACAGGCACAGGGGCACCGGAAGGGTGATCGTTGTAATTCCGATTAACGGCAAACAGGTTTTAGCGGTAAAGGATAAGAGGCGGGAAAAGAAATTGATTACAGCCCTTCCTAAGAACAGTAAGTATAAACGATTTATAAACCCATGATTAACAGCAAAAAAAGGTATCAAACAGGATTGACCATTGGGCAGCTATTCCCAACAAAGGAAGGGATTTGCGCCTGTGGCTGCAACCGCACTTTGCCTACTCACAAAAGGAAATGGTTTTCGTCAGATTGCCGGGATGCGGCATACATCAAATTTGCTATTATAAAAGGAGATGTTTCTGTAATTAGAACGCAGATATTTTTAAGGGATTTGGGGTTTTGTAAAAATTGCGGTGTGCTTTCTGACGACTGGCAAGCTGACCACATTATTCCGGTGATCGATGGCGGCGGAGCCTGCGACCTGTCAAACCTGCAAACACTGTGCATTGACTGCCATAAGGCAAAACACAAAGGCGAATTCCCGGTATTGTCCAAAAATGGCGGCTTAAAATTAAGCCGCCAGCCGTAGCGATCAATATATTCTCCAAAAATGGAGAACTTTAGGAAAGCACAAAATTGCGCTATCCTAAGAAACCGTAAAAAAATAATTATATAGAATCTAAACCCAAAACCGCATGAACATCCCCACAGGCAAAAGCCTTGCAGTCTCGCAAAAGTCCATAGATATGATTGTGGCATTTGAAGTCAGTTCACCGGCTATTTACGAAAGGAAATACCGTAAACCCACCTGGCCCGGTGGCGCCAGCGGCGTTACCGTGGGTATCGGGTACGATTTGGGGTATTATACCGCCAAACAGGTAAACGATGCTTTTTCCCGTTATGTAACCCCTGCCATGCTGCAATTGATGCAAAGTGTAAGGGGATTAAAGGGGGTTGCGGCTAAAAATGCACTTTCCACTGTATCTGCAGTGGATATTCCTTATACCACTGCCGCACAGGTATTTCATGAAAGCACATTACCCCAGTTTGCCGCCATGGTACGCAAAATATACCCGGGAGTGGAAAAGTTACCTCCCGATGCACAGGGCGCCCTGCTTTCGCTGGTGTATAACCGTGGCGCCGATATTGACCCCAAAAAAGACCGCCGGAAAGAAATGTCAAGAATTGTCGTTATAATTAACGGCATTGCCGAGAAATCAGAAAGCGCAGCTACTTATTATACAGATCAGGGATTGATGGAAATTGCCGCACAAATCAGGGCCATGAAACGCCTTTGGCCAACCGTAAAAGGTTTGCGCGACCGCCGCGATAAGGAGGCCGATCTCATGGCCGGGGCTAGTTTTGAGAATGCGGGGGAGGTGGCGGACGTGTAGGGTTGCGGTTGCGATATCTTAAATTCATTTAAAATTGTACGAAATAGGAAAACTCAACCTTCCGTTCTCATATTCCATGCAGAAGAAAAGCAAGTTGTCAAAATTCTTGTGGAAGTAATCTTTCATATTAACCCAAATACGAACAGAAGAATAATCGTAAAGCCAAAAACATTTCTTGTATTGGTTAGCCAGCTTTAAAATATCCCTGCGTTCGGCTTTTTTGTCGGAATAGACGCCCGAAACCAAGTCGAGCATATTTTGAAAATAGTATGCAAAAAAATCTACTTTGCTCTTTATTACTACAGGCTTCTGGTTATTAAAAAAAACAAATTTCATTTATGCAAAATATTACTTTATCCTGCCCCTGCGGATGGCATGGATTCACAAATAAAAGCTGGTCGGTTACAGATGCTGTTCATTCGATGTGTCCGGTTGAGCGCCTGAAATGTCCCCGGTGCCTGGAGGTCGTGCTTGCGTACGCGCCTACGGAGACCAAAAAGCCGCCTGGGGCAGACTCCCTGCCAACTCATTAAGAGGCCATTATTTATTGCGTCTATCGTCTGTTGGTAGTTGACGGTTGTCATTTCTTTTTCTTTTTGGTTTCAATTTTAGGCAAATGTAATACGGAATGACGCTCAATTTTAAACCCCGCTGCCGTTAACCTATCTTCAAACCACCGCATTGTATGGCCGCATTTGGCAAGCCTCATAGTATCGGCGTTATACTTTAAACCTAAACCCTTTTGCGCCTGGTAGTCTGTTTCCCACCCCATTTGTTTTTTTACTTCGGCGTATAACTCGGGAACCGTTTTACCGGTTATGTTTATTTTTTTTATAGGCATATTTACTAGTTTATGTTATATTCATGACGGTATATAGGCGGCAATATACGAGTTACCTGCTATGCCACAGACTTTCGTACTTCTTTAAGCATTTGGAACAAATTGAACTTGTGTTTATAAATAACGGTTGCTCTTCCAAAGGCAAAAAAGAAATAATGCCGTCCCCATGTGAACCTTTAATATCATTGCTCAACTTATAGTGTGTTGGTATTCCTGACAACGACAAGCTATTGTAACCGCCATTCTTTACTGAATAGCCACTCGTTTTATGCTTCGGCTCACATAACACTTCCCCATCAACGGCAATATGTCTTTTTTTTGTAGCCCAGCAAAGAGCAACCTTGCGTTCCTGCGAAGGCACAGCAGGTAACACTGCATTGGTGCTATTTGGGCTTGACGTTGTATTTTGAATTTCTGTATTCATTTGACAAAAATACATACAAAAAAGTTTATAACCAAATTTGTTTTTACGATTTTGGCGGGGTATATTTGCAGGAAATAGTACAAGAATATGCCTAAGCATTTTAACGAAAAACACGAGGTAATTATCTATACGGAGTATAAAGCACAAGAAAGCGGTGAAATCAAAAGGATATAGCGAAGATTTAAAACGATGGCACCGGGGCGATCTTAAAGCAATATTGCGCGAACTACAAGACGGCCGGCAGGTATATACGCATCATTTCCATTATATTGACCGGTACAGTCTTAAAGACAGGACACACTTGCGGAAGTGCTTATGGTCATTAGTGGGTGAAGGATTGATTGAAAACATAAATTTAGGCTATAATATTCATCAGTGGAAGATAACCGAAGCCGGTAAAACCATAAACATTGAACAAAAATCATGAAATATATCCTTTCAACCGACTACGCTAAACTATACGAATTCATTTGCGCCGGCAACACGGCGGCGGGGTTTGTGGATGGCACAAAAACTGTACTTTCCATCAGAAAACTATCAGGATTTGGGATTTTGTGCGAAGGAAAAACTACAATATTTTGTTGTGAATTTGAGGAACAAGACTTTTTAGAAAAATGTAAACCAATCAAATTGCAATGGATAGCAGGAATGGAGCCGAAATTTAATACCCAAAATGAAAAGCTGCAATACCTTTCAGCGGTTACCCTTAGAATGGGGTTAGATTCAGATGGATGGATGTTTTTGCGTGATTGGGCGATTAGTTATTTAAAAACAACCGGCACGGGAATTGAGTAGGAGCCTTTATTTAAACATTACGCCGGAAATCCATACGGCGACGAATGTTCGCGAAACAGGATAATAAGGCGCGTAGCCGATAAATTTAAAATTGATATTTCAAAGCCTGATGAAAGACTGTTGCAGCAGGAATTGTTTAAATAACCAACCACCGGCAGGGCGGTGAATAATCCGCCTTGCTGTTTAAAAAAACTCATGCCGCAAATACCAAAAACTGGCCACGTAGTTAAGCGCTCTAAAATAACCCCGGCACGATTGAAAGCCTGGGAAGCAGCAATAAAAAAAGGAGGCTACAAGGGCTACACCCCCTCCCGCGCCCACTTCTTGAAGTGCCGGGCAACAATTGCCTTTAATTCGGCGACCTTTGACACCGGCGGCATGAATTTAACGCCCGTTGTTTTTTCGGTAAACGGGCTTTTGCGGCCGGAACCGGCCCGGCGGCCACCCCTGGTTTCAATTTTTTTCTTAGCCATGCGCGAAGATATGGCCATATTATGATATCGGTACCAATTGACCCGGATATATTTATCCACATTTTGAATCAGGTACTGCATTTTTTTGGCTTAAATCCTTACCCACAGCGGGTTTCGCTGGATTTGGCAAAAGTATTTTGAAAAAAGTACTAAATAAATTTGGAAAGTATGATTAAAGTACCGTATCTTTGATCTATCAAACAACAAAAAACAAAAACATGGCAAACAAATTATTCGCAGCAGTTGTTAAAAAAACTATAGGAACCGGAAATATTGTTAAATTTTTCGTGAACCCAGAAACTTATACAGATTCTCAAAACCGCAATTATCTGGTTGCCTCAACTCCAAAAAAAGGGTTTTGGGCTAAGAATTCAAACAATTGCGATATTGTTGATCTTGGCTATTCAGAACGGGTTCCGGCTCCCGGCGTGGAATATAATGAAATGGTGGCTCAAGTTGAATCAGTTATTGCGGCATATTAAACCATTATGGCGGGGCCGTACCTCCTAAAACAACCAATATGGCAAACACGATCAAACTCAAAAAACAGGGCGAAGCCATTGAGTGCCGCACCCTGGACGGCAAAAAGATTGCGACGATCTTTGGCAATGGCCTTATAAAATGGTCGCGGTTAAAACAAATGTTCAGCCAGGTTAACGAGGTTAAAGCGGTTAGGGACAACTTTGAGTTGTTTCATAACAGTATATCGTAAAAAAAATATGCGTAAAACCCAAAATAAATTTGGATTCGGGTTCTACGTGTCGTACATTTGTCAGACAATCAAAAAAAATGGATAAGGAAATAAAATCGCTTTCGGGCAAACTTTTTAACGCGGCTGCCAACCTTAATGGCAACCAGTTGACTAAGGTCGCGGCCAATTGCGATCTCAGCTTAAGAACGGTGTCGCGTTACGTTTCCGGCGTAGTTGATGAAGTCCGGAATGTTCAAACGGCCAATAAGATTCTTTCGGCTTTAAAGGAAGTGTTATGAAGCAGGCCATGTGTATCGCTGCGGGTTGGTACAACCCGGTAACCGGCAAGGCTGAGCGTTTTGGCCCAAAGCGTAACGAGGTTGTGAACATATTAAGCGAGGGACAGAACCCCGGATATTGGGTAATCTCCGAATATAGTCGCGACCCAATATCCGGAGATGTAAAACAATTCGCAAAAGCCGCCTTTATCATTCTTCCGGATATGGATGCAGACGAAATGCAGGAACTGGAACAGCATTACTCATTTGAACCCGCATGATTAAACAGCAACAAACAAGAGAGTGGCTGGCGGTTCAGCTAAGGTTAAGATCGCGCAATCTGTCGCCACGGCAATTGCTTATTGCCGAAGCGGAGGCGATGACTAACGGTGCGGCTATGGTCAGATATACCAGCGGAAACTCCGCTTTGATCAAAAGTATTGAATTGGCAGAGCGCATAAGCGAGGCGCTGCGAAGAGCCAGGTTGATGGAATTGAGATTCATAAAATGCCCTTAAACAATGATTATTCATTACCTGGTCATATCGGTATGCTGCATGGCAATTGCGAAGCAGATTAAGTGTTCTATAAATTTTTTATCCGAATGAAAACAAATACCTATGAAAGCAGAGTTATTAATTATGATTGCCGGAAACGTGGCAATGTGTTCGATGTGTATTCTTATATATGCGATGTACTGCAGGTCAGAAAAGCGGCGAGAAAGGCAAGGGGTAGGGTAATTAAAAAAGCTTCATCATAGCAGTTGATTTTGGTTAAGCCCGTCCGTATCTACGGCAGGGGCAATTTTAGAAGTTTTTAAATAATGTACTTGTAACTCAATTGGTCAGAGTGTCGCGCTCATAACGCGAAGGTTTCAGGTTCGACCCCTGACAAGTACACAAGGCAAGCAAAAAGAAGGGCGGCTATTGGGCTTTGTTCGCAGGATGCCATTAAGAAGATGCCCGTATTAATAAAACCGTTATACGGGGCTAAACAAGGCAGGAAACATTAACGGAATGCAGAAAGCGAATAGGGCTACGCCGCCCAAATTTAGTTCTTAACTTATTGTAAATAATTGTGGTGGGCGAATTAAACGCGGGAGTTAAAGAGTACCGGAGCCTACCACAATATCTTATTCAGCGAAGCGGCAGCAAAGTAGTTTGGCGAAAATATATACGCGGCAGGCCATGCTCCTGTTCCTTAATTGGGTGGCAACTGGAATGGTTGTCAACGAAACACCGCCGCCTAGCTGAACTAAAACGTTACCGTGTGTGGCTGATGCCGGAGCATCCCAATTCGAGCGCGGTTCGATTCCGCAAGGGCAAGGGTTCGATTCCCAGCTAATGGAAGTAGAATTGGCGCAGGTACCCAACCCTGCCACACGGTACGTTATTTTACCCAAACGGGCGCGGCGGACACGCACAGCATCCGCCAACGAAAAGAGACCATCACCGGGTTGGGTAATTTTTAGTTCTTATCCCCCGGCAGAAATCAATTAAAAAAAATTGGTGAAAGATTGATGCTAAGTATCTGCCGGGGTTATTTTTAAATATTTTTTTTCATCATAGCTAGAAGGTTCCACCCCGAGCCGTGCGGGGTGGTTTTTGAAAACATACTTTTAAAGTGAAAATAAATTACAAAAATACAGCGTTGCGTTTTTTAGATAATCCTAAAGACGTGCCGATACACACGCCTGACGGGTATTCAAAACCGCTAACCCGTGCCGAGGATTATAAACTTTTATACGGACTGCAAGAGCAATTTTCGCAGGATGGGTTTGCCGATATTTTCAAAAAAAATATACAATACATTACGCAGCCATTTTATGAGGCATATAGAAAGGCAGAGCCAAAACTTAAATCGGTTGTTTTAAAAACAGAAATGAACGATTCCGGAACATTTATAATTAAGTGGCCAAATCATACGCAAACGATATTTTACAGAATAAAATCGCACGGCAACGGCGATACAGACACAATAGAAGCCTTTATTGTAATGTTCACAAAGGCTGCAAAAAATGATAGTTACGGGCTTGATCTGGCTATTTATTTAACGATGGCGGAAAATGAGATAATGGACTGCGTGTGGAATGGTTTTGCAGATCAGGGAAGGGATATGTCTTGGTGGATAGCTGATTTGATGCTTTTAAAAACGTTTATGAAGTTTGCCGAAACTGAAAGTAAAATCGTAAACGCAAAGAAAAAAGAGCATCATTTGGGGGTTAAATACCTGAACGAAACAGATTTGAAAATAGAGATTTTAGATTCAACTTATTTTACCACAATCTCAAGAACAGAAGGCTTTGGCGTTAGGGGTCATTTTAGATTGCAGCCGTATGGCATAGGAATGAAAGATAGGCGGCTTCAATGGATTTCTGACTTTCAAAAAAATGGATATACAAGAAAGGCAAAGATTCTAAATGAGGGGCATGTTTCTACTTAACATAATGCAAGTTATAATTTTTTCAAAATTTATTAATATATAAAAACCATAAAATCAATATGCCTGTTTTAGAAAAAGAAAACGCTGTTAAGTTTTTCAGCGAATTCTACTTCGGGGAACATCACATACCCGGCGAGTTGAAAGAATGGAGGCAAGGGTGGATGGTGGTGCACAACAGGGGCGGATTGGCCACATTTGACTTTAATCAGCTTACCAGACTTGTATTTATGGCCCACAGAGACGCGATCAGGGTGGAGATAATCCCGCACACATTTAGCGCAATTAAAATTTGTCTCCACCAGCGTACACGGGAAGGTAGCATAAGCCTATCGCATCCCGATATTTATGATGCCTTAAATAAATTCATTCCAAACCTCATTCCCGGCGATTAGTTGGCGAAAGCCGGGAACCAGCAACCCGCAAACCATAGTGGTGAGGCGGAATTATCTAACACTAAAACCCAAGATCATGAAGTAACCATCACACACCCGGCGGCGAAAAAAATAATCCGCAGGTTAATAACCACCGGGAAAATTAAAGCGAAACAAACAGGCCCGGTGTAAGGAGCCGGGCCTGTTACAAAACAAAAACCCCGGAGACTTCCGTTATCACCGGGGAAAATTTCAAACCCAAAAAACAAAGATAATGCCAATCATCGCAAAAAACAGTGGTCAAAGTTTTGACCTCATTCCCGCCGGAACTTACCTGGCGCGTTGTTACCAAATGCTGGAAATCGGAACCGTAAAGGAAAATTTTCAGGGTAAAGATAAAGATCAGCATAAAGTCCGTATAGGGTGGGAGCTTCCATTGGAGCGCAAAGTATTTAATGAACAAAACGGCGAACAGTGCTACGTGATCTCAAAGGAATACACGCTTTCAATGCACGAAAAATCAAACCTTCGGAAGATGCTGGAAGCCTGGCGCGGACAGGGCTTTACGGAAGATCAGGCAAAGGCGTTTGATATTACAAAGCTGTTGGGTGTAGCCTGTATGATAAATATTATTCATAAGCCGAGCAAAGACGGTACAAGACAGTATTCCGAAATCGCCGGTGTTATACCTGTTCCCAAGGGAACAACTGTGCCGCCGCAGGAAAACAAAACCAGCGTACTTTCTTTTGACAATTTCGATATGAATTTGTTTGAAAAACTGCCAGACTTTATAAAAGAAAAAATTAGGACAACCCCGGAATATCAAACAATGGTTAATCCGAATCATGTACAAACAAGGCCGGAGGATATGACAGAACCCATTGACGATTTGCCATTTTAAACAACCTCTTTATGAAATACAAAATAACAGAGATCGTCTCCCCTGGCCGTGGCATTCTCGAGTTGATGGATGAAAAGGGCGAAAAATTTTTAGCCACCACATTTTACCCCGGAATGCAATTCCTAGTGGGGGACATGGTAACGGTTGATAAACTTGTACCCACCGGATATGTGGCGATGGGGATGAAATTAACAACAAAAATTTAACCTCGTGGCCATTTTCGACATATCTAAACTTACCCACTATCAACAGTGGCAAATGGTCAGATTCGGCAACATTGTAATGCCGCAAGGCGAAATAGTGATACCTGGTAAGCCGGTGGAAAAAAAGTTGCCGGTTAAACCGGTAAGGGCGATGTTCGCGCCGTTGCCGCCAAAGGAAGAACGGGAAGCGCTGGAAGACAAAGCGCTGGAGGCTTACCACAAGACAGGTAATGAAAGCGATTACTTTAAAGCACTCAATGGAAAATGATTAACCCGCCTGAAAGAAATATAGACAGAGACTTTAAGCTGTTATGCAACAGCGTTGGATATACTGTTGCTCAAATGCGCAAAAAAGATGCAAGCCACCCCGTTGTATTATACAGGCATTGTATTGTATATACTTTGGGAAAAGCCGGGTATGCCCCCAAGGTAATAATGGCCGAGGCTAACCGTCATTACACCTGTTTTTGGAACAGTTGCGCCGAGGCAAAGAAGCTGTTTGAAAGCTACGACCAGTGGCGGGTGGTTGTTTCCCGGCTTTGCGGCCTGGTTAAAACCATCCCTGATGAAATTTATGTGAGCCGTAAAGAGTTTATATCAATCGCAAACATCGTAAGAAACAACCCGCAATTCAGCGTATATGAATGCTATAATCTATACCTCCAAGTTGGAGGGGTGGAAGCGGAAGCAACACCCGAAAACCAGCCTGAATTATTTGAAAATAAAAACGGATGAAAGCGACCCCTATAAGAATACAAAGAAGTAGAAAACATAAGCAGGTAAGCCCAAACGGATTGCCAATCAAATACGTTGGCCGTCCCGGCAAATTTGGCAACCCATTCAAGGTAACCGGAGAGAGTGGTCATTGGTTCGTAGTAGATGATTACGATGAACGCCTTGAAAGATTTTCTGGAAAGCAGGATGCAATTGATTGTTGCATTGAGATTTATAAAGAGTATATAACCCACGAACACAATGCAGGAGTCGTAAATCTATTTGATTTGAAAGGTAAGAATTTGAGCTGCTGGTGCAAAATCGGGGAACCGTGCCATGCAGATGTGCTTTTAGAAATAGCCAATAGAAAAAATGACAACCCGGAAAACTCTATATAATGAAAACTAAAATCGAGTGGACACATTGGCCGCGACCCGACGGCACATTAATGCCTGGTTACACGGCAAATCTATGGTGGGGCTGTACGGAGGTTCACGCCGGGTGCGATAATTGCTATGCCCGGACTTTTGCCAACAGATATAAAAACAAGTGGGGCGGCTCTACACTATGGGGTACGGATGAACCCCGCCGGGAAATACACGGGGTATGGGCGAACCTGGAAAAATGGAACCGCGAAGCCGCAAAAGCCAATGAGTGCCGGGCAGTATTCGTTGGCAGCATGATGGACATCTTTGAAAAGCCCATGCCCGTCGTAGGCGCTAAAGGCAATAGAACATCGGTAGCCGATACGGGCGTTCTTCGCAACGACTTGTTCAATTATATAGATAAAGGCTATTACCCAAACCTTATTTTCCTGCTGCTAACTAAACGCCCGTCAAATATCAACAAATACATACCCGAATCATGGAAAGAAAACCCACCTGAAAACGTGATGTTTGGAACCAGCGTAAGCAATCAGGATCATGCAGATCATATACTGGAGCAATTGGCAGAGGTTAAGGGTAAGAAATTTGTAAGCCTTGAACCTCAATTAACCGATGTGTGGTTTAAGTTTCCGCTTTTGCAGAAAATGGATTGGGTGATACAGGGAGGCGAAAGCGGAGGCGGTAAAAGGCCGTTCAATAAGCAATGGGCGGGTAATATGCAATACCAGTGTTCCGTTGCCGGGGTGCCGTATTTTTTTAAACAAATAGACAAAGTACAGCCGATTCCGGATGAATTACTAAAACGCGAATACCCGAAGTTATGACATCCGCCTACCTTCTCGAGCGTCAACAACAAAAGTTATCCGGCCAGAAAGAGCCGTCAAATGGGTTGCGCACGTACACAAAAAAGAGACAGGCGGTTAACCGGGTTTACAATGCACTCGCAAAGCAGTTCAGGGAAAACAACCCGGTTTGCGGAATAAAGGCACCAGGATGCACAGGAAGAACGGAATGTGTGCATCATATATCGGGCCGGGGTAAAAACTTAACGGATATTAATACATGGCTTCCATCCTGCGGCTGGTGTAATAACTACGTTGAAGCACACCACGCGTGGGCGGTTGAGCATGGGTTTTTAAAAAGCAAATTGGGCAAATGAAATACGGTTCAGTATGTTCAGGAATTGAAGCCGCTACGGTGGCATGGCACCCGCTGGGTTGGCAACCTCAATGGTTTGCCGAAATAAGCCCCTTCCCGTGCCGTGTTCTTGCACACCATTACCCGCACGTTCCGAACCTTGGAGACATGACCCGTTTAAATGATAATAAAATATTCAATGAATCAACTATCAATGTTCTTGTGGGAGGAACCCCATGTCAATCATTTAGCCTCGCCGGACTTAGAGCAGGAATGGCTGATGAACGTGGTAACCTCGCCCTTGAGTATTGCAGAGTTCTTATCGCAAAACGTCCCCGTTGGTTCGTTTGGGAAAATGTCCCCGGCGTATTTAGTTCTTTCTCAAATGAGACAACAGGTGATGATTACAGCGGAATTGAACCCGGAAACGAACGATGTATTACTGAAACGTCAGATTTTGCAACCCTGCTCGCAGCGTTTCAGGAATGCGGGTATAGCTGCTGCTGGCGTGTGTATGACAGTCAATATTTCGGAGTGGCCCAGCGCCGCCGTAGAGTGTTCGTTGTCGGATATCTTGGAAACGACTGGCGACCACCTTTCGCGGTATTGTTTGACGCCGAAAGCCTGCGCGGGAATACTAAGAAGGGCAGAAAAACGGGGGAAGAAATTGCCGGAACTATTGAAGCATGCGCTGGAAGAAGTCGTGGGGCGGGAACAAACGCTGGAATGATTACAGTTGCCGGAACCCTTGATGCGCGCACCAAAGGCGGTGGTTTTCCCGGAAGCGACGGAGCTATGAGCGGCCATGTTATACCGTGGCCGGCGGATAAAGCATGTACGCTAAATGCGGCGTTTGGAAAAAAATTAGGCCTGGAAGACCAGCACATAAACAGCGTCGCCCCGTTATTCGTTCCTATGGCTTTCATGCACGGGCAGAGCGCAAGCGGCGATATAGGATATGGGGAGGTTACCCCGGTGGCCATACAAACTTCCCACACAAAAAGCAATGGTTCAGGCATTAACGAAACTGGCCTTTCATACACATTAGACAATTCAGGAACACCGCCTGCCGTGTTAAGCCAAAATCTTAGCATACGCCGACTTACCCCTTTGGAGTGCGAAAGATTACAAGGGTTCAAGGATAATTACACGAATATTCCCGGTGCTAAAGATTCACCACGGTACGAAGCAATCGGCAATTCAATGACCAGGCAGGTTATGGAACACATTGGCAAACGAATTGACAAAGTACAAAAGTTATTAAATGACCTTCGCTGACTTCGCCGAGGCCGTGCGCCTCATGCTCCACCACCAGGAACTATATTTGAGGCTGGGCTGCAGTGGAGACCGCGAAGAAATGAACCGGCACAAAGCGAAGGTGAAGCGGTATTTAAAAACGGTTCCCCGGCAGGAAAAAATATTTTTACCCCGGCGCTGAAGTTCTAAAAGGAGTTGTATATTTGTAGTGAGTTATTCCGGCGGCACCCGGATTTAGCGGTAAAATTTTTATGTACCTGAAGGCGTAGGCGTGCCGGCCGAAACCTTCAGGTATTTTTATGCCTATACATGAATATAACACAAACATTCAGACGAATTGGTCAGGCGATGCCAACATGGAACTATGCAATGGATATGCAAAGCGTTCAAATACTACTTATAAAAAAGTTGTATGCAAGATATGGATTGGAAATAACACTTACTTGCCCGGCCTGCCCGGAACAATACGATATATTTAAAAACGGCAAACAGGTTGCTTATTATCGTTTGCGGCATGGTGAATTTAGTATTGATTATCCTGAATGCGGCGGCGAAACGATATACGAGGCAGAGCCAAACGGTGACGGTATTTTTGACGACTGCGAACGGCTTACGTATTTAGCAAAGGCCATGAGATTGGTAATAGAAAAAACCGGCACCAATGGCGCTTAGAGATCAACCATATTTCCCGCTATACGTTCAGGATTACCTGACCGATGAAAAACTAAATAGTTGCAGTGCTGCAAGCCAGGGTGTTTTCATTAAAATACTATGTATTTTCCATAAGTCAGAACCATACGGGGGGATTTTGTTTAAACAAAAAGATAAACAAAATTCTAGCATGTGCTTAAATTTTGCCGCCAAACTTGCTAAGCTTTTGCCGTTTGACCAGGAAACAATTTTTTCCGCAATTACCGAATTAATAGAGGAAGGCGTTTTGACTGTGGAAGGCGATTTTTTGTATCAAAAGCGTATGTGCAGGGACTTTGAGATTAGTTTAGCGAGGTCTAAAGCTGCAAAAAAAGGAGGTGGAAACCCTAATTTGTTTAAACAAGATGCCGGGATTTTGTTTAAACAAAAAGATAAACAAAACGCTGAATATGAAAATGAATATGAAACTGTATTAAAAAATAATGAATACGAAGAAAAAACCCCCGTTCCGTTTAAACCGCCAGAACCCCCGGAAATACTTTGGGCAGACCCGACCGACCCGGAATTAACCATGGTTCAGGAGTACCTTTTAAAATCCCCCGCAGCGGGTAAACCGGCGGCTGGAATGTTACGGGGGTTATGGGATAACTTCAAACTCGAATTTGAGACCCATTTTCACCTATCTCGAAAAGATGTCATAATCCACTTTTGCCGAAGTCTGGCTTTGAAGGATTGGAGCAAAAAAACGGCCGCTGCGGAAGGTGAAAATGTAAACCGGGCAAACAACTACCTTGAACATTTGAAAAAAAACGGGCAGTCAAAATATGGCAAATGATATGATTTACGGAAAAATGCCCCCACAGGCTATTGAATTGGAAACAGCTATATTGGGGGCGTGCATGCTGGAAAAAAACGCCTACGAAAAAATTTCTGCAATCCTCCGTCCTGAAAGTTTTTACAGGACAGAACACCAGTTGGTATTCGCGGCTTTTGCCAGAATTTCAGAGCGACATTCGCCAATTGACATACTTACCGTGGCCGCTGAATTGAGAAAGACGGGGCAACTGGAAGCAGTCGGCGGCCCAATGGCGATCACGAAGCTTACCAACGGCGTTGTGTCTTCTGCACACATTGAAGAACACACCAAGATCGTTTACCAGACTTTTGTAAAGCGGGAGCTAATTCGCATTGCCGGTGATACGCTGAATTCTGCTTACGACGAAACCAAGGACGCCTTTGACGTTCAGGAGAGCGCGGAACAGGGTTTAAGCCTGTTGCGAATGGGCAACAGCGGCGAAACCGTTAAACACTTTTCGTCGTATTCAAGCCAAAGCCTGAAAGTAATCGAGGAAAAAAGGAAACAGGAAACAGGGGTAACCGGTGTTCCGTCTGGAATACCTGCACTCGATGCGGTTACCTGTGGTTTTCAGCCCACAGACTTCATTATCATTGCGGCGGGGCCCGGTACGGGAAAATCGGTATTGGCCAAAAAAATAGCCGTTGGCGCCGCCCGGCATTTTGAAAAAATAAAAACCGGGCAGGGTGCGCTCGTTTTCAGCCTGGAGATGTCGGGTATTCAAATCGCCAACCGAATGCTTTCAACCGAAAGCAACGTTTGGATGAAGCGATTTAAGTCGGCAAAGGTTGACGATGCCGCTATGGAGCAACTGTATTTAGCCAACAACAGATTATCCCCGCTGAATATCTACATTGATGAAACCCCGGCGCTGAGTATATCTAAATTCGCTGCCAGATGCCGAATGGCACACAAAAAACATAATATCGGCATAATCATACTGGACTACCTCCAATTGGCTACCGGGCCGGAAAAAAACAGGGAACAGGAGGTGGGAAACATTGGCCGGGTTTGTAAAATGGTGGCAAAAGAATTAGGTGTACCGCTTATAGGGCTTTCACAGCTTAACCGTGAGGGTGAAAAAAGAAGCGAGCCGCAGTTATTCGATTTACGGGAAAGCGGAGCATTGGGGCAGCACGCGGACGACGTGCATTTTTTGTGGGGCCATAGCGACGAAGAAAAAAAACAAAATCCATCACTGGAAAATATCCGGTATTATAAAATCGCAAAATCGCGCAATGGTACACTTGAATATTTCGCGTTTCGATTCGATGGCGCAGTTCAGGAGTTCAGAGATTTTGTCCTGACAAACCGGGACGGGTCTTTGAAACTTACGGAAGACAATACGCAACCCGGCTTACCGGCGGGCAACTGGGGGCCGGTAGAAGGAGGAGCGAGGTTATTTATTGATAAAGATTAAAACAAAAAACATGACCCCATTTGAATTTGACAAAGCCGCAGCCGAAAAGGCGTTAAACAACGACATTTCCGATATTATCGTGAGTTCGAACAACATCTACCAGAACCGGCAGTTTATCTGGGGCCTGATATTGTTTTTTATCGGTATAGCTGGCACTTGCTTATACCCCCACATCTTAGCCGTTATATCGTCTGTGCTTATCATGACGGTAGGTGTCAATAAAATAGAAAAAACGTTATGAAACCAGAACTAATTGCCGAAATACTGGCACACGTAGCGAACCACGGCATACAGAACCCCGTTATTTACTGCCACCCGCAGGATGCCGAATCTGTTAAAGCCGTGCCCGAATTTAAAGGCTGGGAAACAGTAGAACGCGGCGAAATAGAACCGGGTGCCTTTATGGTTACCGATAAGTCCACATTTTAACAAAACAAACTTATAGGCTACCATGTTCCGGCGTTGCAATACGGCCCGTCTCCGATTGCGGAGATATATAAAAACATGGATTATTGGACAAAAAGGCAATTAGGTTTACTATGACCATTAACGAAAAAATAAAGCAGATCAGGACCGCCGCCGGCATGAGCCAAAGGCAGTTCGCCACGGCTACAAAAACGCCATACGGCACACTACGGAAGTACGAGGGCACCCGCACGCCATCAATTACCTTCCTTTCCAGGCTGCGGGAGAAATTCGGAACCGATATAAACCAGTTGATACAATAAAAAACCATGCCCCAAACGTAGCACATCATACATAAATATTAGCGTTTGCGTTAATTTCACAACCAAAGGGCAAAACCTTTGGTAAGGCCCCACAATAACCGGGGCTATTTTTATGGCAGGAAGACCAACTATTTACAGAACAGAGTACAACGACCAGGCCGAAAGGCTTTGCAAGCTCGGTTTTACCGATGCCGAGTTGGCTGCTTTCTTTGAAGTTGACGAAGCCACTATAAACCGCTGGAAAACAAAGCATCCCGAATTTTGCAAGTCCCTAAAAAGGGGTAAGGATTTGGCCGATGCCGAGGTAGCCGAAAAGTTATTTAAACGGGCAACGGGTTATGAACACCCGGACGTAGATATAAAGTGCTACGAAGGCCAGATCATCGAAACCGAAATAATAAAACATTACCCGCCGGACACCACGGCTGCCATTTTCTGGTTAAAGAACAGGCAAAGGGCTAAATGGCGCGACAAGGTTGAACATGGCCTAACCGACGGCGAAGGCAACGACGTACCGCTTCACTTCTACATACCTGACAATGGCAGAAATAAAGATAGTAAAGCCGCAGAAGGGTTACCAGGAGAAAGCACTTAGCTGCCCGGCTGATATCCTCATTAGCGGCGCCGCTGCTGGCGTAGGCAAGACCTGGGGGCTTTTGGTAGAGGGAGCGCGGAACATCGTTGTTCCAAGGTACGGCGGGGTTATATTCAGGCGAACCAGTGTGCAGATAAGGAATGAGGGCGGGTTATGGGACACCAGCGAGGAAATATACCCTCATTTAGGCGGCAAAGGCCGTGAAAGTTCTTTGGATTGGACGTTTAGAAATGGCACCGGAATGAGTTTCAGGCACCTGGAGCATGAAAAAACGAAATTAGAGTGGCAGGGTGCGCAGATAGCGTACATAGGATTTGATGAACTAACGCACTTCACAGAAACCACGTTTTTCTACCTGCTGAGCCGGAACAGGTCCACTTGTGGCGTTTCCCCTTATGTAAGGGCTACGTGCAACCCGGACCCGGATAGTTGGGTAGCGAAGTTCATTGAATGGTGGATCCACCCGGAAACCGGTTACCCCATAGCAGAGAGGGACGGCGTGTTGCGGTACTTCCTTAAAAACGGCAGCGAATTCATTTGGGGCGACACAAAGGAAGAAGTAAGGCAAAAGGCCTGGCCAGTGTTGGAGCCCATGATTAAAGAAAGTGGTCTGAGGCCGGAAGACTTCATAAAAAGCCTTTCGTTTATCAGCGGCAGCATATACGACAATAAAGCTCTTTTAAATACCGATCCAGGCTATTTGGGTAATTTGATGGCCCAGGATGAACAGACAAAAAACCAGTTACTTCACGGTAATTGGAAAATGGTGGTAAGCGATAGTGATATCTACGATTACACCGCGTTCCTGGGCATGTTTGATAACGTAATGAGTGCGGAACATGGCGAAACCTACATAACGTCGGATATCGCACTGGAAGGCAGTAATATGTTTGTGGTTTGGGGCTGGCGAGGTTACGAAATAGTCGATTGTGAGATACTGGATAAAAGCAAAGGCCCGGTTATCATCGAAAAGATCAAAGGCATGGCCGACCGGTTGAGAGTACCGAACAACCGCATAAGTTTTGATGCCGATGGCGTAGGCGGGTTTATCGATGGATACATTCCTGGTGCTTATAACTTCAGGAACAATGCCGCAGCACTACCTAACCCGGCCCCAACGGACGCAAAAGACAGGGCAAAGCCGGAGAATTATGAAAACCTAAAGGCTCAATGTTTTTATCGCAGCGGGGCCGGGGTAAAATCCGGTAAATACAAGATCAGCGCAGAGGTAGCCAGCCGCATGTATGACGACAAAATGACCATACGGCAAAGGTTTATCTACGAGCGAAAAGCGATAAAGAAGGCCAGGAAGGACAAAGATGGAAAGTTGTGTTTGATAAAAAAGGGCGAAATGAAGGCGTTTATCGGCGGGGATAGCCCCGATTTAATGGACGCCTTCGGGCAGCGGGAAGTGTTTGAGTTGACACCTAAATTTGTAGCCTCATTTTAATTTATGTTCGGATTCATTTCTAAAAAAGAGCAGAAAAGGCAGTTAAAAGCGTATTCCGAGCAGGTCGCCGGTGAGGTAAAGGCATTGCTTCGGCCTGGTCGTTGTACTCTGTTCTGTAAATAGTTGGTCTTCCTGCCATAAAAATAGCCCCGGTTATTGTGGGGCCTTACCAAAGGTT